GGGTTTTTTATTAGTCAACTGGCCCTGCAGTTAGATCCACGGATCGGTTATTCACCCTTCGCTTCACTGAGCCGACTCAATTGCGGAACTTATTTCTTATGTTTTCGCTTCTGACGTTTGCTGCTATGACTGAAGTGGTTTTGTGTACATTTTCCGCTTGTTGGTTTATTTGTTGTATATTTATATCATGTAATCTGCCACCAATAAAAGCATCCATGCGAAATTTTGTGAAATCTAAGAAATTATTAAGTTTGTTCTCTAAATTCCTCTGTTCTTGTCTTAAATCGCTTATCATACGATCTGTTGATTGAATATAAGGTGTGAAAGTTGTATATCCATTTTTCTCCAAAGTTTTAAGTATCCTAGTGGTCAGTTCTTTCTCAAGACATTCAATTCTATCTTTTAGAGGATCAATGTTTTCAGCAATTTTAATATCAGTCTCTCTTCTTAAAGTATTGCGTAATTTATCCGATACTAGTCGTATCAAGTATATTAGTTTTGGAATGTGTTGTATCGTGAATGATTTAATACTTCTAGCCGCTCTTCTTGTTGCTCCAAGTGTAGTAAATAACAGTATTAGTTTAACTAAGATTTCTTCAATGTTATGCGTATTTGTGTAATCAACTATAGTTTGATAAGAACCATTTAATACGTTGTTCAAATTATTGTGAAACCACTCTTGATAATTGTCTTCAATTTGCTTTGGCTGTTCGATTGCTGGATGTCCGTCAATCATAGAGTCTGTATTGCC